TGAATATCTAGACGAAGAATAATCGTCACGGAATAAAATATGAAAGTCCAAGAACTTATACACAAAAACCCTATTTACAACGCAATTTATGAACAGATGCTAGGATATCAGTATGCATATCTTGGCGGTTATATTTTTAAAACATATGTTCGTAAAAAGCGTCCTAGTGAAGATAGCAATCTTTACCTTGACTTAGTACAAAACACAGTAGCGCAACCAATTTGTAGATATATTGTTGACACTATCAACGATGTATTGTTTGAGCCAGGTGTTAAACGCGAATTAATATTTTGCACACCACAAGGTACAAAGATTAATCCAGACAATCAAGAATGGAGCCAATTGTTCATATTAGACAGCGATTTAAACAATCGCAGTCTAGATAGTTTCATGGAACAAGTTGGTGACTTGACAAGCATCTATGGTCATTGTTGGATATTTGTTGATATGCCTAAAGAAGGCGATGCCAATTATGGTAGACCATATGTTGTCTCAGTCAATCCATTAAACGTATGGGACTGGGAATGGGAATGGTTCGGCGGTAAGCCAATGGTCAAGTATGTCAAAATACTTGAAAGCGAAGATAAAGATAATTGGTATCTAAAATGTTACCATCTTGGTACAGAAGAATATCCAAGTTATTGGAAGAGTTATAAAGTAGGTAAAAACGTTGCAAAAGGTGACGTTGAAGAGATAGGTACAGGAACATATCCAGCAGGTATGGCAATACCAGGCTTTATCGTTTATGGTCGTCGTGATCCACGTACAATTGATATCGGCGTTAGCGATATTGATGCAGCAAGCGATGCACAGCGTGAGCATTATAAATTAGAATGCGAAGCATATACTAGTATTCAATTCGCAAAAACCATTATTCGCGCAGATAAAGGTGTTGCGATTCCTGTACATGCCGGTTCTATAGTTCGTGCAAGTGCTGGACAAGTAGAATGTATTCCTGTAGATACTGGTGACGTAGATAAAGTCACAAGTCGCCAGCGTGAGATACTTGAACAGATTGAAGCATTAAGTGGTCTTGGTGGATTACGTAATACTAAGAATCAGATCGCTAGCGGTATCGCTATCATTGAAGAACGCAAAACATTGCATCGTTTAGCCAAGAGCAAAGCACGATTGATGGAAGTTGCTGAAGAAATGATATTCACATTTGCCGCACGTTTTATGGGTGTGCGTTGGGCAGGCGAAGTACATTATAATACTGACTATGAAGCACATGATACAAATTATAGATTAGCATTAATGGGTCAGGCAAAGAATCTTGTGCAGAATAATCCAATCATTGATAATCTTATCGCAAAAGAAATTATTGGTATGCTTGCTCCTGCTGAAAAGATACCACAATATGAGCAGGCTTATATTGATACGATAACTGATCCACAAGTAAAAGAATTGATGACCAAAGATAATGAACAGATCAATAGTCGTGATCTTGGTGATCAGATAACTACACCAGAACAGTTCGGTGAAACTGAAGCCGTTTATGGTGATACAACAGAATATGATAGTGCTGGTGATACTTTGTCAGGATATAATGATGAAGGTGTAGGCACTCCTGTAACATATACAGGACAATCCTACTACACTAATCAAGCAATCGCTACACAGTTGACCGGCATTAACACAGGTAGATAATTCGTTTGTTACGATATAACTAAAGAGGAAATATGACAGATAATAATTTCGTTGGCTCCGATACAGCCCCTGAAGCAGAACAGGGTACAAATCAGCAAGTTGATGGTAAAGTAAATGCAGGTGCTATTCGCAAAAGCACTACATCAGGTATTTTGAACGCATTGTCACAAGCAAGCGGTCAAAATTTTGAAAGTGTAGAAGCAGCGATTGGTTACATCGCACGTACAGCCAGTCAACAACAAGTCGGTGGCTCCGCACAGCCAGTGGAATCAGAGCCTACAACAGATTCACGCATGGGGCGTGACGTAGGCAATGATAGTACCGATCTACGCGATCAGTTCATGAAATTACAACGTGATCTTGCTCAAAAAGAGCGAGCATTACGTCAGAAGGAACTTGATACTGAAATATTACGTAATATGGGTGACAGATTTGATCAAGATTTGCAAGATTATGCTTTGCAAAAGATCAAGAGTAATCTAACATTCAAACGTGATGGCTCATATTCAATCGTTAATTCTAAAGGTCAAGAACGTTATGGCATGGACGGTAATCCATTAAATCTAAAATCATTGATTGATGAAGTTGCGCAAGGCAATCCAAAATTGCTCAAGCAAAATAATCTATCAAGTGGTTCAGGCTTGCGACCAGGACAACAAAGTTTCGCAGGTGCTACACCAGACGCTATTCCAGACTATTCAAAAGATCCTGCTGCCTTTAACTCATGGGCACAGAAGATGGGTCTAGGTAAGCGTGTTGGGCTGAAAGGCGCCGGCGTGACCGCGACTGTCTCAACAGCAAGTCGTAAAATCGTATAGCCAACTAAAGGAGAATTAAAATGGCATATGTACTAGGTGGCGGTAATAATGAAGCCGATGGCTTTACAACCGCTATTGCAAACTTTGCTCTACGCGCCATGCATGAAAGCACAGGTTTAGTAGAGTTCACACAGGTCGTCGCGCCAAATCAAGGTAATCAATATTTGGTACCTAACTTTGCGCCAATCACATATCAGGACTATAACCCAGCCGGATCAGGCAGTGGCGACGGCTTCGGCCCATCACCATTGGCTGTTGAACAAAATCCATCATTGGGTCAAGGTTCAATCACAGCAACTCCAGCAGTTGCAGCAACAGCATTTGACGTATTCTATGCTTGGACTACATCATTTGAATTAGCCGCAACACTAGGTGCTGAACTTGGTGAATCATATGGTGAAAAAGTAGACATTCGTGTATGTCAGGCTTTCTTATCATTCAAAGCAACACCAAACAACACTAACTATTCACCAACACCAGCAGACGGCTTTGCTCGTCCAACTCAACTTGGTGCAATGGAATTGATTACTGCCGGTCTACCAAGCAATACCGCTGGTTGGACTAATGGTTTCACTAGTGCTAGCGTATTAGAACTAGTTCGTAACGTCAAGCAGAATTACAAAGTTGCTCGCCTACCAGGCACTCCAATCATCGTATTGGATAGCAATGGTGATGCTCCTACTCCAACTACTACAGCAACAGCAGGACAAGATGGTTCTTCATTGAATCGTATGCTTGCTGAATTGACTGGTGGTGCAGTAAGCCAATCAGGTGGATCAAACCTATCAGCACTTGGTAATGAACTATTGTCAACTGGACGCATTGAAAGCGTTTATGGTTGCGCAGTAATCTTCACTACATTCTTGTCAGCAGCAAATCGCGTATTGCTTGGACAGCAGTCAGCAAGCCCAGTGCTTGTTGGTGCATACTTCCACGAAACAGCGATCTTCACTGTTCTCAAGGAAGGATTGCAGATCAAGATGGGTGAGAAGCCAGGCGGATTGCAGATGTGGTTGACTGGTCTTGCTTATATGGGTGCCGGTGTAGCCGATCCAAGACGCGGTGGTGCAATCAATATTCTTCAGAATTAATTTGAATAGTATAGGAATATAATAATATGTCAGTCCCCTATCAGCGAATCAGTAATGCAACAGTAGCAGATATCATATTTTATGATCCTGCTGCTGAACGCCGAGCAGCACAGATGCAAGTCAATTGGGATGACTACTTTAAAGTAGGCAGCCAAGAGATATTGTATCAAATGGAGTTTGGTTGGTGGCCAAAGTATTGCGATACGGTGTTAGGGGCAACATATTACACTAACTTACCTAACGGTGCATTGATATCTTCATTCAATCCAAGTTTGCTCATCAAAAATGATCAAACATTGATACGCCTTGACACGTTCATGGCTGTCAAGATATTTTATGAAAGTATTGTATCAGATGTAAGCAATGTCAACGATGTTGATAAAGTAAACTTTGATCATGCTCTACGTAGATATCAGTTTGAATGGGAAAAAGCACTACAATTAATGAATTGGTACGATCTGAACCAAGATGCTCCTAACGGACCTACAACGAAGTTAGAAGAGAATTGGACAGCAGATGTGGACTACTTCAATAATGATCGCAGGTATTTTTGATGAGTAATATACCATTAATCGTAAAGCAGAATATAATTGATTACATCAAGGTAGTCGCAGACACACTTGTGCCTATCGTTGAAGTATCAGGCATATATCCTGCTGAAGATGCAATCGTACCATATGGCGTATATGTTGATGATGTTTCTACAATCAGTAGAGAAGTAAATCAATTAGGCGTCACAAGATGCGGCAGTGTCTATACGATGACTGATCAATTTCAAATATTATTTGTAAGCGTTCAAAATGATCCTAAATGGATCTTTATTGAAGAACGCATACAAGATATGAGTGCTGACGCAGCATTTTTTAATGGTTATTACGAAGTCACATTTACTCAAGATATTGTAATCGGTAATCGTAGTGAAAAACGTACCTATACATTTGATTTAAAACGCTTGAATTTTAATGATTAGCCACTAACTTAAGGAGAACTACAATGGCTTATATAACAGTTAACGAGACAGGTACTTTCCCTGCTCTTATTCTATCTACTGATATCGCTAACTGCAATGTTGGTGCTAACGGTAATGGATTCTTAGGTGGCAATCTGTTATCAGTCACTTGTCTACAAGATGTTACTATTACTAACAGTACTGGTATCTTCTCATGGACAGATTTTTGTTCTGCTAGTATCAACAAAGTCACTACACCAAGTGACAATGAAATCAGCACAAATGTCGTGATTGATCCAACAGGATGGTTTGGTAATGCTAACGCAACACCAAATACTAGTGCATCATTCTATGGTGTATCTGGTCTATCTGAAAACAGAGTAGAAGTTGCTTTCCGTGTTCAATTGAACAACAATAGCAACGTTGGAAACGCAGTACCAGCAAATACTTACGCTTATCATGGAGTTGGTTACATTAGTAGCCTTGCTCCAACAGTCAGCCCAGACAGTCCAGTTTGGGTATCACCATTGACAATCGCTGTCAATGGCGACATGAAGAGCGAAGGATAATTTGTAAAAACAAGGAGAGCGTGGTAACACGCTCTCTTTTTAATAAGTGAGGATAACATGAGCGATTTATGGTTAAAAACTACAGAAGAAAAGTTGCGAAGTTTAATTGCTGATGAGGCAAAACTCATGCCGATGTTAACAAACATGGAAGCAACTATTAGACAGATGAAAGCAAAGCAAGCATTTCGCCTCGCATTGCTCAATCAATTATTAGAAGAACACTATGACAAGTATAGTGGGAACTAATAAATACAATATGAATTAATTAAAGGAGCAATAAATGAACATTAAAGAATTCGCAAGCAAACCCCAATTAGTAGAAATAGTTTTAGACGACAAAGATTTGGTAGAAAAGTATGGCGAACCAATTACTTTTTATACCTACAACATTGTTCGTATGACAACCTATTTTGATTTTTTTAATGCACGTAGCAATAATGAGTTTGCCAATCTTGATAAAATGATGAAAGCAATGATTCTTGATAAAGATGGTAAACCAGTACTTGCAGTTGATGAAGATTTGCCTATTGATATTGCTGCCGCAGCAATTAATAAGATAGGAGAAATCTTGGGAAAACCACAGAGCAAGGCATCGACCCAAACGACTGGAAATCAGTAAAAATGATTACTATAGGTCGTATGGCAGAAAAATATCATATGCTACCAAGTCAAGTAGAAACAAATGCTACAACTTATGACTTTATGATTACAGATGTGCTTGCTGCGTATGACAATTATCAACAGGCTAAAGCCAAAGGTGGTACTTTAGATCCTAGCGTATATAAATTAACAACAGAGCAATTATTGGCAATAAAAAATAAAACAAAACAAAACAATGAGTAATATTACTAACAGATTGAATAAGGTTTTAGAAACACTTGATGATAAAAATATTAGTCAAGTAGCCTATACCAATTTTAAAGATAATACACCCATTGGCGATCCTAATCGTTGGAAAACAAAGTATAAACCAAAAAATTATAAACCAGGTAATGCTCGACGTAAGACGGTCTTAAAGGGTAACGAGATACAAGCAAATTATCCTTATGCTCAAAGATTAGAAGAAGGTTATAGTAGTCAAGCACCAAATGGCATGACTGAACCCACGTTAAAAGAAATACGTGACTATGTTTACAATAAACTAGGAATTAAAATCTAATGGCTACTATTGATAATTATAAAATTAAAATAACGATAGATGGTCAAGATAAAGTCGTTGACTTGATGGATACTGTTGACGAATTACAGTCAACTATCACAACTGCCGCTACTGCAGGTATTGCAGCATTTACAGCATTGGCTACAAGTGCTGTACGAATGGCTGATGATATGGTAGATTTAGCAGATGCCACTGGATTTACTGTAGGTGAAATTTATCAATTAAGCACAGCATTAGAAGCAAGTGGTGGAAAATTTGAAAGTGGTGGTAAAGTATTATTAGCATTTGCCAATGAATTACAAGGTGTAGAAAAAGGTACAGAAAGTACCATAGAAGGATTATATAAATTAGGTTTAAGTCGTGATCAAATAGAAAATTTATCTGATCAAGAATTATTTAGGGCTGTTGTTAATGGTTTGGCTAATATGGAAGATGGGTTTGCAAAAACCGCATTAGCCGTTCAATTCTTAGGTAAAGAAGGTGCTAAAGACCTTCAAACATTAAATGCTGAATTAAATAAACCAATTGATCCAGAATTAGAAAATAAATTACGCCTTGCTGCTGATGCTGTGCGTAGCATTGAAGTTGCATTTCGTAACTTACAAGCAGCATCATTGCAGGCACTAGAACCAATATTACAAGGTATAAAAGATTTAAACTTTACAGCAGAAGATGCTAAAACAGCGATACAAGTTTTAGGTTCATTAGTAGCAGCAGCATTTGCTGCAGGCACAGTTGTACAAATTGCTAAGATTGTTAAATTAGTAAAAGATTTAGGTGGTGCAATGAGAGCAGCAGGTGCTGCCTCAGCATTTTTAGTTGGATTAAGTGGTGTAGGTTTAATAGCAGTTGCAGCCAGCGCAGCAGCAGCCACAGCAGCATATGTTGCTCTTGGAAAAGCAATGGAAGGTGCTGCTACAGAAAAAGCCAATTTAGAAACACCGGGCACACCTGCTACACCAGGTGCAATTACCCCAGCAAGAACTATTGGTGTTACACCAGAAGAAAAAGCCTTAGCATCATTAAAAGAACAAACACGCCAATTACGTATAAAAAATGATGAAGCAAACAAATATCAAAGATTAATTAACACAACTATTGGATTAAGTCAGCAAGAAGCCAATTTAATTAAAACAATGGCTGATCTTGAGCGTCAAGCCGCAAATGAAAAATTAGACATACAAAAACAAATTGATGCTGAACTTGCAAAGGGTAGCGAATCAAATGCTGCCATTGTGTCTGAATTACAAAAACAATTAATAGAAATTGACAAACAACTTATCGCACAAAAACAATTAAAAAATGAAGAATTAAATCGTTTATTCTTACAAGAACAATTAACAAAAAGTATTGAAAAAAATGCTAATCTAGAATTATTTAATTTACAAGCCCGTGCAGATGCACAAAAATCATTATTAATGCTTCAAGCCGCTAATGGTGAAATAACCGAAAAACAAGCACAGGTAGGTACACAATTAGCAGAAGCACAAAATCGTTTTGAACAAGAAAGAATTAAACTTGCAAAACAGCGTGCTTTATTATCAAAAAATGCAACTGCTCAAGAAATTGCTGATTTAGATGATTTAGATAGAATGAATCAAACTCGCTATGCTAATGAATTACGTAACATAGCAGATGTTCAAGCAGCAGAAACCTTAAAAAATCAAAATATTTTTAAAGGTATCGGTGATGCTATGGAAAATTTAAGTAAGCAATTTACTCCATATCAAATGGCACAAGATGCTGTATTGGCAGGATGGAATAAGATTGGTGGTGCAATTGACACATTTATAGAAACAGGTAAATTTAAATTTAAAGACTTTGCCGCTAGCGTAATTGCTGATTTAACTAAGATAATTGCAAAAGCATTAATTTTGCAGGCAATAAAATCTATATTTGGTAATTTTGGTATTCCAGGACTTGCTGAAGGTGGACCAGCAAAAGCAGGCCAACCTTATATGGTAGGTGAAAAAGGACCTGAATTGTTTGTACCAAAATCAGCAGGTACTGTTATACCAAATAATAAATTAAATGGTAGTACTGCAACATTGGGTACAGATAGAATGGTCAATGCACCTATCACAAACAATTATAACACATATAACATCAACGCTGTTGATGCTAAGAGCGTAGCACAATTGTTCGCAGAAAATCGCAAAGTATTACTTGGCACCGTAAAGATGGCTGAACGCGAATTGCCATACATGGCATAGGAATAAAATAAATGGCAGGATTACAAACAATCATAAACAATGCTAGCAGTTTAACTATAGATCGCAGAAAAGTTGTGGGTCTACAGATAACACGCAACGAAATACCTCGCGTGACATTGACACCTACTCGTCAACCATGGCGTATGGAATTAGAGATGCCACAAAGTTTAACTTATTATAACAATCGTGATTTATTAGAAGCATTAGATACTATGGATCGCGTTAGCCCAGAGATCGTTACATTCAGCACTAATGCTTGTTTGAGTTGGATATTTAGATATCAAGGTTCATTGTCACAAGGTCAAATAAATGCTATGAGCGTACAAAGTTTTGTTGGCAATCAATTAGTGTTACAGACATTGCCAGGAATACCAAGCACTCGCGTCATCTTTGAACCTAACGATCTAATACAGTTAGGTAATTATCCATATCCATTCACTAGCACTACAAGAGTTTTACGTGGTTCTAGCAACACGATAACAGTTACAACCAATAGACCAAATATACTAAGTGTAAATGTTGTTAATTTAGGTATCACAGTAGGTAACGCATGTGATTTCTATATGTTCTGCCCAAACATGCCTACATATAGATTGATACCAGGTGGTATAGTTCGCGTGAATGGCACAACTGTAAATAATGCATACATAGAGTTCAATGATAAGTTTACATTATACGAATATGTAGGTACAGCATGACTACACCAATTCCAGCAGTCAGTGGTAATAAAGCAAATGTTACTACAGCAGAATATGTTAAATTAGTTGTATATAATGAATACAATGCAACCACTGCTGCCAATATTGTTGCAAATACACAATATGAAATTAAAACTACAGGTACTACTAATTGGACAACTGTAGGTGCACCTAGTAATGCTGTCGGTACTATCTTTACTGCTAATGCTAATGGTACTGCTGGATCTGGTAATGCAAGCAATGTGACTATGCTTACCTTTAGTTCAAGTTACACAAGTGATACAATTGGTAATATTGAGTATAGCCCATTAGGTGGTTTGTTAGCAGTTGGACCACAGCAACGTAGTTTGCGTGTAACTAGCGCAGATACAAGCATACAAATAAGTGGTATAGGTGGCAATAACATCTATGAGATTTTAGAAAGCCAAGGTAAGATACGTGGTAGTAAAATAGAGATTACTCGTGGCTTTTTCAACAACAATGTTGTGTTAGCAAATGCTGTTGTAAGATTTACAGGCATCGTGACAAACTATAGTATACAAGAAGATCGTGATGGCGTAGAAGATAATTTTACTATTACATTAGACGCAAGCAGTTATAAAACAATTTTAGAAAATCGTATCGCTGGTCGCAAGACTAACAAAAGCAGTTGGCAGTATTTTGATACGACCGATAGTGCTATGAATAATTTAAATAGTTTAGCAGGATTTAGTTTTGACTTTGGTAGCGATCCAAAAAGTAAAACTGTTGTACCTGGTTATAATGGAGGCGGTGTACCCGGTGGTGGTGGTAGTCGTAGTACGACACCTGGCACTACTAACACGCAAAATAGACAATGAATATACGCAAAGCAAATAAATTTGACTTACCTTATTTTATACATATTGCTAAAAAAGTACAGCATATGGGTTTTGTACCACAGAATAAAACAATTGATGAAGAATATTTTAACATCATGTTTAATACAATATTGCATGGTGGTGGCATAGCATTGATTGCTGAAAGCGAGCAACCAATAGGTATCTGCATAGGCATCATCAATGAAAACTTATGGGCACCTGACTTGTATATGTTAACGCAAATACTTTTGTATGTTGATGATGAATGGCGTAATACAAGAGCAGGATACAAACTATTAGAAGAATATAATAGATATGCACAAGAACTATTAGATTTAAAACGCATTGAGATGAGTGTGATACATGCAAGTGAACCATTGCATGATATTGATTTCAGTCGTTTTGGTTATAAGAT